GCCAGGGCGTCGCCGACGGCGCGTTGGAGCTTGTCTAAGTCGGGTTTCATCTGTGCGTGCTTGCGGGACTTGGGGGCGCTCTTGGGGCGGGGGAGTCGGAACTCTGCCCACACCTCGACTGGCCCGTCGTAGCGGGGTTCCCAGTAGGCGGCCTGTGCGGCGGCTTCGGCGGCGTGCGCTACCTTGATGCGCCACGCGTCCAACTCGCGTCCCCGGTCGTGGGTGATGACGATGCGCTGACCGGACGTGAACGCCTTGGTGGAGCCCTCGGTGATCGGCTCACCGGGGACGAAGAAACTAAACGAATCCATGGTTGAGTGCCGTTTCTGCTAGGTGGTTGACTGCGTGTGCTGCCTGCTGGGGGACGACGCCGTTCCCCAGGGCTTTGAGTGCCTGCGACCGTGAGAGCCCAGGCGTGTCCGTGACGTGCCCGGCGGGGAGGCCCATCATCCACTCGACGAACCGCGGGGAGAGGACGTCCCCGCCGCGTTGGCCGGTCTCCGTCGGCGGCGGGGCCTCACGCCCCGTCACCTCCTCCCACCGGCGGATCGCAGGCGCGTACTGCGCCCAGTAGCCGCTGCTGCGGCGTGCCTCGATACTCAGAGACTTGCCATGCCCGTTCCCGCCGTGACGATCCTTCATCAGCGTCGTCCAGGCATCCCATGACTCGGGGCTGTAGCTTGTTCCCATATCGTTCACCGCTGGTGTAGGGAGGAGTCGAGGGGGTGGGTCACGTCAGGAGTGACGCGACGGCAGTCTGTAGGTTCATGCCGCCGTCCCCGTGCTCCCCTGGGCCTGTCGCACAGGATGCGGAGGGTGTCGGCAGCGTCGGGACGCCACGCGAGGACGAAGACCCGCTCCCTGCGGTGCGGAGCCCCGACGTCGGAAGCCCGTAGAGACTCCCACGCCGCGTCATACCCGAGGCCGGCCAGGTCTCCGACCACACGTCCGAGAGCCCGGAGAACAGGTCGGTCTGGCCCGCCTCCCAGACGTCCCGCACCGGATTCCAGACGGCTATAGGCGGCCGCTGAGCGGGCGCCACTGACGTTCTCCCAGACGACAACATGGGGTTTGATCTCCTCGATGGCGTGGGCCATGGCCTCCCAGATTCCTGAGCGGGTGCCTGGCCTCATTCCGGCGCGGTGACCGGCGTTGGATAGGTCCTGGCAGGGGGTGCCCCCTGCGATGACGTCGACAGGCTCAATGGTTGCCCAGTCGATGCGGGTGATGTCCCCCAAGTTGGGGGCGTCGGGCCAGTGGCGGGCGAGGATCCTGGATGGGCCGGTGTCGATGTCTGCGACCCACCTGGTGTCGACGTCGGTCAGGAGTCCGAGTCCGAGTCCGAGGCCGCCATAGCCCGCACAGATTTCTCCGAGCTTGAGCGTCATGGCAGGTCGAAGAGGGGGATGGTCCCCATGGTCTCGTCGACGTCGTCGGTGGGCTGGTGGGCGGCGAGGCAGGCCGGGCAGACGAGCGGGTCGGTGAGGTCCGCGCTCTTGACGTCCTCGCAGTTCTGGGCGATGAACAGGTCTCCGGCTAGCCTCATGCTGCGGTCGCAGAGTCGGACCAGCGGGTACCAGGTGCCGCCCTGGTAGCGCTCAGAGTCGGCGACGTCGGCGAGGTGTCGCACTAGGCGCCCCGGCAGGAGGATGCGGGTCATGCGGCCTCCTCAGTAGACATCACAGGGATGCTCATATCAGCCTCCCAGCAACCACTCTGGAGACCGCTCCGGAGCCCGGGAAAAGGTCGCTCACGGTATCCTGCGCGGGGTCAAATCCCAGGAGATCTAGCACCCATGTGGTCCATCGGTCAGGCTTCGCCCCAACGAATCCGGTTACGGGGTGGGGCGCACTGAGCACGTCAGGGACACTCATCCCGGTACCGGCGGCGCGCCGTGATTCGGGCACTTTGTAGATGAGTGCCTCCCAAACGGAGCGGACGCGGGCGCCGTCAGGAATAGCGTTGGTGACATGCCAGACGGCGAGCCGCCCCCCTAAGCTGGCTGCGTGCGGCAGTATCTCGGCGACAGTCTTTGCTGATGCCGCCATAGCCCACCCATCCCATTGGAGATCGAGGTCGGTCATGAGTGCCTTGTGCTGGTCAGGGTTGTCCCACGCGCTGGCATCATGATGGAACTCGGCGCTCAGGCGGGAGCGTCCTTTGGCTCGTCCGGGCGTGCCATAGTGGGGGTGTTGCTTGCCGCCGTACCACAGTGCGGCGCGTCCCAGGTACGGCGGATCAGCGATCGCCAGTCTCATGATTCCTCCTCCTGCCAGAGGCCGCGCTCGGCAGCCAGAGCCGCACAGATGGCCTCGAAGGCTAGGCTGCGGAGACGGTAGACGATGATCACCCTGCTGGGGTCGTAGCCCCGGTGGTGGCAGCATGCGGCGTCTCCGAGGGCGCTGAGGATCCAGGCGATTCGCTCGGCAGGGTCCATGCCCAGGTCTCGATCGTCAAGCTTGTAGTCGACCATCTTCAGGATGGGTGCGAGATAGCCCTCGGGGTCCCGTTCGCTGAGGCCCTGGAGGCAGCGTGCGGCGACGATGGTAGCGAGGTTCTTCACCTGGTCGCTGGGTGGGTGGCCCTCCTTGGCGCGTTTGGCGGCGGCCGCCCAGGAGGCGCACAGTTCGGCGACGTCGCGGGCGAGGCTGGCGAGGGGCTTCCCTGGCGTGTCCTCTTCCGTCGTCCAGAACTTGCTGACTGCTAGCCGCGCCCGATCGGCGTGCGCGAGCATGGCCTCGAAGTCGGCACGGCGCTGTTCCATGGTCAGGGTGGTCATGCGGCGGCCCTCCCCTGCTTGGTGAGGGTGAGGAGGCGGGCACGCCGGCCGGAGGCGGTGGTCGCGTACTCGCCGGTCTCCTCGATGAGGCCCTTGTCCTGAAGCTCGCGCACGGCGGTGCGGGCACGGGACGGGGAGAGGACGCCTGCGGTGGAGGCGACGACGGAGGCGAGCGTGAAGGGGGAGGGGCGGGTGAAGTCGCGGAGGACCATGAGAACGAAGTCCTGCGATGTGGTGGCATCCTGGATGCTGTCGGCGGCCCACTGGCTGGTGACGGGGTCGTTGGCGCGCACGGAACCGCGCTCCTTGGGGTGAATGGTGCTGGCAGTAGTCATGCTGCGATCTCCTGGTCGTTGTGGTGGGGGTGCTGGGGCTGTTGGAGCTGGCGGGCTTCGGTGTCGTCGGCGTAGCGGGCGCGGAACTCCAGCGCGAGGACGGGCATGATGCCGTGCTTGACGGTGGCTCTGGGCTCGCTGGCGAGGACCATGCCGAGGGTGCGGAGGAGGTCCATGAGGTCGGCGATGGCCTCGTGCTTCTGGTGGACGACGGGGACGGCGGCGAGCATCTGCCAGCGGAAGACGTACTCACCTCGCCCGAGGGGCGTGAGCATGGTGAGAGGGGTTTTCACGAGGGGTCCTTTCTGGGGAGTCGGGGGGGGTCAGGCTTCGGGGAGGCGGTCGATCCAGGCCTCCAGGTCGTCTCGGCGGATGAGGTACTTGGTGCCGGCCATCCGTGCGGGGAGGTGGAAGTCCGGGTCGGTGGCCTTGACGGCCTTGCGGATGTAGTCGACAGACAGGCCGGTGACTGCGGCGGCCCCGGCGAGCGTGTAGGTGAGGACGACGGTCACGGCTGAGGCTCCTCGGTGGCGGCGATCGAGCCGAGCGCGGCCACGGCGGCGTCGACGGCGTCGGGGGACGGGGTGATGGAGCGGGCGAACTGCTGCAAGCGCGCGGAGACGGCCTCGACCTGCTCCTGATTCAGGTCGGGGTACTCCTCCCACAAGTCGCCGATGTCGTCGGAGGCGGTGTCGACGACGCGGGCTGCGACCTGCATCGCGATGGCGTTGATGTGCTGATCCATCAGTGATCCTCTTTCTCGGTGCGGATGGCGTGGGTGACGGTGGCGGCGGTGAGGGCGACTGCGAGGAGTAGGACGCCCGTGTGGTGGCCGAGCACGACGGTGAGGGCAAGCTCGGTGAGGATGGCGGCGGACGCTAGGGCTCCGAGCGTGTGAGTGGTCATGCCGCCTCCTCCTCGACGTCAGGGAGGGGGTAGTGCGACTGGATGGTCCAGCGGCCGACGGTGCGGCTGACGCCCTGGAAGGTCGCCCCGTGGGAGGTGAAGATGACGTCTGGGGTGAGGTCGAGGAGGTCGGCGAGGGCCTGGGCTCCGCCGTCGTAGGCGATGAAGTCGATGTTGAAGCGGCCTCCGGCGTGGGCGAAGACGTTGACGCTATTGATATCGATGCAGTTGCGCTCGGCTTCGGCGATGAGGGCGGTCACGAGGGGCATGGCCTCTGAGATGGGGCGTTGGGTGGCGGGGTTGCACATGGGGGTTTCCTTAGGGGGTTAGGCGGCTTCTGCCTGGGTGATGATCTGGCTGGCGGTGGTTCCGAGGGCGGCGGCGATGCGGTTGATCTCGTCGAGCTGGAGGCCGCGTCCGGTTCGGAGCCTGCGTTGGAGGGTGGAGCGGGGGATGTCAGCCTCTTTGCTGAGTTGGAGGATGGTGGTGTCGGTGGCCGCCATCTGGGCTTCGATGGCCCGGATGATGGGGGGCGGCTGGCTTGTGGTGTCCATGTGGGCAACTGTAGGTGCCCATATGGGCACCTTGCAAGTCCCTGGGAAAGTCCTCCGAAATCCGTTACCCATCCGTCACCTTGGTGCCCAATGTGGCACAGTGGAGACATGAGCACGCGAGCAACTAACCCGGAAACCGGACTCAACGCCGCCGCGGCCGCCGAACTGCGCGACCTCAGGGAGGAGAAGGGGATGACTGTGCGCGGACTCTCCGCAGCCTCGGGCGTCCCCCTACGCACCCTCATGCGCCTCCTTCAGGGGGAGCGCCCCATCACCTTCGAGCCCCTGTGCGCGCTCGCTGACGCCCTCGGAGTCAGCGTCTCCACGATCATCTCCCGCGCCGAGGATCGCCTATGGGAGGAGCAGCGGGTCCCGCAGTTCTCCTGCTGACCGCGCCCCATAGACGACGAAGAGCCCCACCCAGATTCACTGGGCGGGGCTCTAGTCATCTGACCTCACCGACGATTGTCGGTGGCGGCAGTAGGTCGGACAGTAACGGTTCCGTCAAGAATCGGTCACGCAGCACCGAAACGCAGCGGTTCCTTCCCCTTGCGGGCACGGCGCTCGTTGATGAGGTCACCAGTCGTCTTCTGCCACCACCGCTTCGGCTCTGGTGCGGCGTCCTCGGCCGGCTCGACGGCGGGCGCCTCGACCTCTCGTGCGGCGTACTCCTGGCCGCGGGCGACAGCGACCTTGGCGCGCTTCACGAAAGCCAGCGCCTCGCGGTGCCGCTTCGCGTTGATCTCGAAGACGTGCATATTGTCGGTGGTCTCGATGATGATGAACTTGGTGGCGTCGACCTTCTTCTTGATGGCGAGGGCGAAGATGCCGACGGCGGCGACGCGGGCGGCGGTGACCCGCTTGCTGGCTTCCTTCCCGTCCTCGACGGCGATGTCGACGACGTCGGTGGCGGGGATGTCTGGGGTGAGGAGGCCAGGAAGGCCAATGACTCCGTTCGGGGTGACGTGGATAGTGCCGTCGTCGGTCTTGATGCAGGCGGCGTCGAGGAGTGACATGGGTGGGTTTCCTTTCAGGGGGTTGGGGTGGAGGTGAGGCCGAGGCGGGGTGCGACGGCCTCTAAGGCTTGGCGGGCCTGGTCCAGGTCGGCGTGCTGGTAGCCCATCGACGTGGTGATGGCGGTGTGGCCCATGATGGCGATGACGACGGTGGCGGGGACCCCGGCGGCCATGAGGAGTGTCGCCGTCGAGTGGCGGGCCTCGTGGACGAGATAGTACCCCCCATCGTCCTTGTGGACGCCGGCGACGTCCTGGAGGGCGCGCCACGCCAGGCGGTCATCCTTCTTCGACCAGGGACCGCCGTCGGGTCGGGGCCACACGAGCCCGTAGGGGGAGGTCGGGCACTGGTCGCGCCAGGCCGCCAGCGCGGCCGACATCCACGGTACCAGGGGCAGGACGCGCGCGCCGGCCTTCGTCTTGGTCGGCCCCAGGTAGTAGCCGTCCACCAGGTGCTCGTAGACCACGCCGTCGGTGCCGTCGACGTCCTCGGCGGCGGTCATCTCGACGAGCTGGCGGTCTACGGTGAGGGTGCCGGCGTCGAGGTCGATCCGGTCCCAGGTGAGGCCGAGGCACTCCCCCTGCCTCATCCCTTGGAGGAGGGCGGCGACCCACCGGCTGGCGTCCTGCTCGGTGGCGAGGCGGCGCGCACGCTGGGTGGGGAGGCTGGTGGAGTCTGGGAGGGGCAGCCATGTGTCCTTCTCGGTGGCGGCCTTGAGGAGGGCGGCGGCGTCGGCGGCGGGGATGGCCTCGCGCGTGGAGGCGGCGGCCTTGGGTTTGGGGGCGAGCATCACGGAGTCGGGGATCCGGTGCCCCTCGACGATTGCCGCCTTGAGGACCCGATGGAGGATGAGTCGGACGTAGCGGATCGACGTCGTCGACCGGCCGGCCTGCCTCATCCCGGCTTCCATCTTGCGGAGGTCGGTGACGGTGAGGTCGGTGAGGCGGCGGTGCCCGATGGTGGGGGTCACCCACTTGCCGAGGAGGGAGAGGTCGTTGCTGTAGGTGCGGGGGCGTGCGGTGCGCTTGTAGCCGGGCGCCCAGGTGTCGATCCACGCCTTGAGGGTGGTGCGGGGGTTGACGACGGTGGACTGCTGTTCGGCGAGGACCTCGCGGCGGATGGCGCGCAGGGCGCGCTTGGCCTCGGCCTCGGTGGCTCGCGCCCTGGTGATGCGGCGTCGACCGCCGCTAGCCGTGTAGCCGGCCTCCACCGATGCGACCCACTTCCCGTCTTTGCGCTGGTAGACGGTACCTTCCCCGTACGCCATCGACTAGCCCTTCCTGGTTGGCGGCTAGCCATCTCGCTAGCCATCTATGGCCTAGGCTAGCATATGAGGAACTAAGCAGGTACCCCATGATTTGGCTTGATTCCGGGGAATTTCGGTCGGGCTGGCGGGATTTGAACCCGCGGCCCCCTGCTCCCAAAGCAGGTGGCACCCCAAGGGTGACCCCCCGAAAACACTCACCAAACCACCGACCAGCCAACGCCAAACTAGCCATCAACTAGCCATCTTTCTGAGACGCCGAGAAAACCCCGGAATCACGCCACAAACAGACCCCAGAGACGACGAAAGGCGCCCCTCCCACCCAGTCAGGTGAGAGGGGCGCATAGCCATTCAAAATGGCCATCTCAGTCGTCGGCGAGGTCCCCGATCGGGGTCTCCCCCGGGCCGCGCGGCAGATCCCCCAAGGGCGCACCCCGGTCGAGAGCGATAGCGCGCGTCCTGCGCGCCACGCACTCCCACTGGGCAGCCTCCCTGCGCGCCACCTGTAGGTCCGACTCGCGGCCCTGCCGGGCGTGCCACATGGCCCGGATCGCGGCCCCGACCTGGGTCACCAGGATGGATCCGAGGCCGCTGGTGATGATCGCGCCGATCAGCTCGATTCTCTGCATCCGTTGTCCTCCCTCTCGGCGGCCCTTGCGGCGGCGTCGGCTTCTATGACCTTCGCTGTGGTCGCGCTGGTCTCGGCCTGCCGGAGAGCGGTGTTCGGCTCACAGCCGGGCTCCCAGGTGTGGCCCCAGACGTGGGCGATCCGCTGACCGATCATGAGGAGGAGGGCGAGGATGACGAACAGCGGCCATGCGGGCCAGTGGTCGGACGTGAGGGCGCGTGCGGCGTCCTCGACGGCGACGACGGCGAGCCCGAGGGCGACCAGGGCCGCCGACGGGCCTTCCACTCCCCACCAGCCCCGCCACGCCGACGGCGCGCCGATGGCACACCCGGAGAGGGTGGTCAGGCAGCCCACGGTCACGTCCCACGGCTGGATACGCGGGGCGCCCAGGATGAGGGCGACGGCCACAGCTAGAAGCACGTAGGTCGCCGCCATCATCGCTGAGATCGCCCGCGGCTCATGGAGCGTCGACCACAGTCGGCAGCCCAGGCCCATCAGGCGGCCTCGTGACGCGGCTGGTAGGCCTCCCGGGTCTCACCACCGGGGGTGACGATGCCGGCCCAGGAGAGGACGCTCACGCCGCCGATCTTGACGTGGGAGAGGACCTGATAGCCCGCCCAGGCGAACCCGAGGAACTTCGCGGCCTGGGCGGCCAGGACGTCAGCCTGCATGGGGTAGGCGGACAGCGCCCAAGCCCCCACGGTCAGGACGACGGCGGCGGCGACCACGAGGGCGACGCGACGCCCGCGCGTCCAGTAGGGGCGGTCCAGGGCCGCCTGGATGAGGGGCCACAGGGTGCCCAGGATGACGGTGGTGACGAAGGGGTCAGAGATGAGTGCCTTCATGTGTGTTCCTTTCGGTAGGTGGTCACCAGAGGCGACCGCTGTTCGTGCGAGAGTTGTTGAGTGCGCGCTGGAGAGCGCCGATAGTGGCCGGCCCCGGCTCGCCGTCTACCCAGTCCTCGTAGCCCCACCCCGCAGGCAGGTACTCCTTGTGCCAGGCGATGATGAGGTACTGGAGTGTGCGCCACGTGTCCGGGCCGAGCACGCCGTCTTCGTCTAGGCGGGGCGAGTCATTCAGGGCGGTCTGCGTGTCTGCTGGGACAGCAGCGTTCAGGAACCGCTGGAGCCGCTCGATGGCGGGGGAGCCGTCGTCGTCCAGGATGCCGTCGATCGTGGTTCCCATGACCTGCTGGAGGCGCCCGATCGTGGCCATCCCGAAGTTGCCGTTGCAGACAAGCTCGGCCTGGCCGTCAGACCGGTTCATCTTGCCCGTGTACGGGCTCACCTGCGCCGCGGACGCTGCCGGGGCGGCTGCGGCGACCTGGCCGCCACCCTTCATCGCGTCCCAGGCTGCCCGGTCGCGCAGGCGATCCAGGTCCAGGTGAGCGTTGTAGCCGGGCAAGTACCCGTCCTCGGTGTACTGGTGAATCAGGACGTTGCCGCCCCAGTAGGGGACGGTCGGCGTCGGCGGGTCACTGTAGGCCTGCCCGTAGGAGGCGTAGTTGGGACCGCCGGCGTACCACAGCGGGAACCGGGTGGCGACGGCGGACCAGTTGCCGCTCCCCAGGCCCGCCCCGTTCAGGTAGATGCCCGGAGTGCTGCGGGTCTCGGCTGCCATCTGGTTGAGGATCACGAGGGCATCCGAGGGGGCCAGGTTGAGGGCGTCAGCCTCCCAGTCCAGCCAGAACGTGGCGCGGCCCGCGTAGCCCTTGGCTCGGTCGAGGAAGAACCGGGCCTGCTCGCCCGCGTCCTCGTCGTTGGCGAAGTGGTAGAGGCCGAGGCGCTTCCCAGCGGCCAGCGTCGCCTCCGCCTGCTGTCGCCAGAACGGGTTCTCGTAGCCGGTACCCTCCGTCACCTTGACGATGACGAAATCCGCCCAGATCGCGGCGATATTGAGCCCGCCCTGGTGGCTGGAGATGTCGATCCCGTGAGCGTGCGCCGGGGCCGAGGAGGCCGGGCGCGCGGGGGCGGGTGAGGAGGCCGTCGCCCTGCCCTTCGCGAACTGCGGCCACTGCTGGAAGAACTTCGCCTCGTTGAAACGATGGCAGGACGTCCACCGGCCAGCCTGAGTGTGCGGGTGCGTGGAGTAGCGTGCGGTGCGGGTCTCCTGGCCGGTCTGATCGCCAAGGTAGCCGTCGATGGAGTTATCCTCGGCGATCCACGCCTCCGACTCCAGCGGGTCGTAGCCGTTCTCGACGATCACGATGACGTGGCCGACGCCGCCCTCATTCGCGGCCGACAGGACGATATCTCCGACCTGGAATCCGCCGTCCGGCGTCAGGTTCTCATCCGGCCAGTTGACCTCATCGAAGCCGCGGGCCTCAAGGCCCTGCCTGAGGTTCCCGGTCCAGTAGTCGTTGATCTCCAGGAGGGCGGCGTGCCCCCACGGGACGCCGTAGGTGTCGTGGAGCCCGTAGCAGACCGCGCCGGCGGCGAGGCTGGAGCAGTCCGCGTTCTGGGGGGACTTGACGTGCCCCTCCCAGTCGGCGTTGGCGTACCAGGTGCGGCGGTCAGGCTGCGAGTAGCCGACGTTCTCGCTGTCGCAGATTCGGCGCGCGATCTGCGCGGTGACGGATCCGACGCTCACAGGACGCCTCCCTGCTGCTGCTCCCAACCGAGGGCGAAGTTGACCGGGCCGGCCTTGAACGGGTTGAGCCAGGTGCGGGAGACGTTCTTGTAGGTCTTGCCGGTGACGGAGAGCAGCTCGCCGGGGCCGATCATCGCGTCCGGCTGGAGTGACTTGATGTCCTTCGCCTCGGGGGAGACGGACTGCATGTAGACGTCGATCCGCTTGTCGACCTCCTCTTTGCAGTTACGCAGGGTGTCGCGGCGGGTGAATTCGACAGAGACTCGTTCGGCCAGGCTGTTGAATTCGGCGTCGGCCATGAATCGTAGGCCGCGCTCGGTTGTATCTTGGTATCCTCCGGGCATTATGCCATGCTCCTTGGGTTGGCGATTGCGAAAAGGGTGGAGTAGGCGGAGTCTCCGGTGATGGAGAATGTGCCGCCTGTTCCGTACGCTCCGGTGAATCCGCAGCGAATCTTGGGGTCCTGGCCGGCCGGGACCACGCGAATCCCGGTGACGGTCACGGACGCGCCAGTGGAATCATTGGGGAAGCGAGCCCTGTAGGGGCGGTCCAGGAGAAGAACGGTGGCGTCAATATCGCCGGCGATCACGCGCCCCCACACCGTGAATGAGACCTGGACAATCCGGTCATAGGGACGCACGCCCAGGTCGACCTGCGCTGCCCCGGAATACTGGTTGTTGCCGAGCTTCAGGGTATTCGCGAGGACCACGCTGGCCTCCACGGCCTGCACCTCGTTGACGGGGCGCAGGATCCAGGTGGCCCCGTTCTTGGAGCCGTCGGAGCGGTACAGGATCCCGCCGACGTCCAGGTAGGCGGGGTGTGCGGCCGTCGGTGCGTGGCCGATAGCCTCCGCCCTGCTCAGGGTCTCGCGGGCAGCCGCCACAGACTGCGCCGGGAAAACGATCCCCGCCGTGTCGAAAGCGTTCGTCCAGGCGGACAGTAGGTCATCCCCGGCCGCCGGGATCGTGACGCCCTTCCAATGGGTCTCAGGCATTCCATTTCGCCTTTCACTTGGTGTAGTCGACCGCGATCACGCAGTCATGGGACCAGTAGCCGTATGACGCGGATCCCTGCGTCTCGAATGTGATTCCCCGGTACACGCCGCGCTGGAAATTCGGCCACAGGGTCTTCGGGATGGGCACCCATCGGCCCTCGCCGCGCCCCCAACCCCCGGTTTCGAGCCAGCGGCCATTCGACGCGAACTGCCCCGGCGCGGACCCCCACCCGTGCGCACCAATACTGGCGACACCGGTCTGCCCATACCAGTGCTGGGCGTACACGTACAGGGCCATTGCGGTGATTGTCGCGCCACGCAGATCCGCGGTCATATCCGGGAAACCGACAATAGAATTGTAGGTGCGGCCACCATATGTGCCCTGAGGCAAAGAATTCGGCCACGCCGAATCCGGGGTGCCATTCGAATACGCACGCCACCAATTCGACTTGTAATTCTTGTGGTAATTCTTCCTCGGTGTGGGCTGTGCCTGCGGGGCGGGGGCGCCCAGCGACACCGTGTGATTCGGCTGGACGGTCTTCTCCGGTGCCAGGCCGAGGTCCTGCACCAGTGCCCAGGGGGTCGGGAGGGAGGCATCCTCCTTCGTCAGCATCACGCCGTCGGATCCGTAGGTTGACGCGGCCAGGAAAAGCAATCGATACGTGCCCGACGCCTCCACCGTGAACGGCTGGAAGACCGCGTGGCTGGTCTGCAACTGGTTCCGGTTCTCCGACGCCAGGCGCACCCGGAACTCGAAGTTGTCCTTCGCCCCGTTCCCCGCTGGAGCCACCTGGAGCCGGGCCTCCAGCATCGCGTTCGCCTTCTGGGCGTACCACGTCAGCATCGTGGCCGACTGGTAGAGCCGGCCAGCCTCCAAGTCCACGACGATCTCGTACATAGAGTCCACCGTGCGCACGGAATGCTTGGCGTTCGCACCCCACGACCAGCAGTCGCCCCAGGCGATCACGCCCCTGGGTAGGGCGGCCAGGGTGTCGGCCAGGTCGGTGCCGCGCCAGGTGATTCGGTCGGCTACAGCGAGAGACTGTGCGGACATGAGCCCATCGCCGGTGATCGTCGCCTTGGCGAGCCCGTCGGTGCCGGTGATGGACAGGAAGTCCTGCCCGGCCGTGCCGAGGGTGACGACCTCGCTCGGCTGGCCACCAACGGCCTTCACCACGTGCAAGCCCGTGGAATCCATGATCGCCGCGTCCCCAGACGGGTCACCAGCCACGATCCGCGTCGACAGGCGAATCGTGTCAGCCAGGAGCTCGCCCGTGATCTTCGCGGATCCGGCCTGGAGCATCTGCGTCGTGACCTTCGCGAAGGTGCCCACCTTCGCCCAGAGTTCATCCGAGGCGGTGATCTTGGGGGCGGTGACAGCGCCGTCAGCCAGTTGGACCGCGCCCACCGAGCCGGGGACGAGGACCTTGCCGGCGACCAGCATGTAGTCCTGCCACGCCTTCGCGGCGGCGGACCACACCTTGACGCCGGTGGCCTGCTGGCCCACGCCGGTCACCACCCACAGGTCCCCGTCTGCCGGCTCGGCCGGGGCGGTTCCGGCGACCGTCACGCGGCCGATAGCCCGCTTCAGGGCGTTCGCGGCCGCCTCCCCCGACGTCGCTGCAGCGTCCTTCGCGGCCTTGACCTCCTCGGACAGGCGCTTCTGCGCCGCGTCGATCTCAGCCTTGGCGGCGTCCAACTCAGCCTTGGTGCCGGCCGCCTCCAGGGCGATCCGGCCCGTCGCACCCGTAGCGCGCACCTGGCCCCCCTCGGGGAGCGCGGCCGGTGAGACCACCTGGTAGACGCGGCCGGTGCCGTCCTGGAGACAGACGCACTCAGCGCCGATGGCGGTCACGCCGCCGTCGGCCGGGGCCACAACCTCACTCACCGGGTCATCAGCCGGGAGTTCCACGCGGACCATGCCGCCGTCCTCAATGTCGAGGACGCGGCCAGTGGCCCACGTGCCCGCCTGTGAGCCGCTGCCGTAGGACGCCTGCTGCGACGCGACGGCGGTGCGCGGGCTGGGCTTGCGGTCGATCCACAAGTTCGGCTTCACCATGCGAGCTCCTCAACGTCGACTCTCATCTGCCCGCTGGGCTTGTCCACCGGCAGGCTGTAGGCGGTCACCTTGCCGACGATGACCTCACCGGCGTCGGTATGGACGGCGATCACGTCACCGGCCTCCAGGCGCGGGTCAGGGGCGATCTCCACGGAGCGCTTCGCCACCGCCGACAGGGCCGTCTCCATGTTCGTCAAAGCCGCCTTGTGGACGGCGGCACGGCTGGCGGCGGCGTTGAATTCCTTGCGCTCAGTCACCCAGCCGTACACGCTGGGCTCGTAGGGCCAGGAGGCCGCCGTGGCGGTCCCGGTCCACTTCACGGCGGGTTTCTTGTCGTCCGACTGCTGTGGGCTGCCGACGACGACCCACCGGTTCGGGCGGCGCTCCACGCTCTTGCGGGGCGCCTCGACGAGCAGGTCACGGCCCGTGTACCGGGCCACCTGGGCACGGGCTGTCGTCTGCGCCCACAGGTGCAGGCACCCGTCAGCCTTGACCGCCCAGTTGATCCCCCTCGGGTGGCACAGGTCCCGGATGGCCTCAGTCCGACTGTGCCCCCACTGCGTGGACGCGGGCACCAGCGGGTTCGGGGTCCCCGGGTCCAGGACCACCGGGAGCGTCCCGGCGAGCCGCTGCGCCTCAGACAGGACGGTCGCCCCACGAGGCGGCGAGGACGGCCACGCCATCGGGTCCTGTTCGAGCAACTGCATCAGGTCCAGGCACTCCACCTTCACCTTCCCGGAGGCGTCCTCCTCCCAGGACTGGTGCTGCCACCACCCCAGGTCAACCTCATCCCGGCCGGCCGGCGTCTCCAGGATGGCGACGACGTGCGACCGCTGCCCGTAGTTCGCGAGCGGGGCGGCTGGCGATTCTGGCACCCACCCTGACGGGCAGGTGAAGGACAGTTTGCCGGGGACCACCCTGTCGGACGCCCAGTCGATCTGCACGTCCTCGCATGGGACGTCCAGGGCGACCACGGTCCACCCCAGGTGGACGTCGATCCGCGCGCCGACGGCGACAGGCCCGGCCAGCGCCTCAGTAGACGGCCCCGGCCTCATGGCATCCCCTGCACGCGACGGGCGACCTCGATAGCCGACCACGCCTGCCAGCCCGGAGTGTCCGGGTGCGCCTCACCGTAGTCCTGCCACTCACCCCACGTGGTCACCGGGACAGCCCCCATCGGGGAGTCCCCGGTGCGGGGCTCGTGCGCCGTCCACTTCACCGTCAGCTCGATCAGATCATCGATGAGGCGCTTCCGGGAGACGCCGGTGACGATGACCATCCTCGGCGGCACCCCCGCCGTCGGGGCGGCCGGGATGAGCATGATCGGGTGATGGCCTTGGAGCACCCACCAGACGTATGCCTCGGCGTCGGGGTGGCAGGCGATGACACCGCTCCCCGTCTCGGGCTCATCCCGGAGCGCCCACCGGGTGACCCCGCCGACGCGACTTGCTTTCGAGGACCACTCCACGGGATCCTCATTGCTGACGTAGATGAGGCCGGGTGCGCTGCGCCCGTCCCGGCCGGCCACGTAGACGCCGTACCAGTCCCCGACGGGGCGGGTGAGCGACACGCTGTCGCCCCCCGCCCTGTAGGTGGTCTCGACGCCGGGCGCGGCCAGGCCATCCGCGATGAGGTGCTGGCCCTCCCCTAGGCGAGCTAGCACGCGGTCACCAGCAGTCACCGTGACCGGCCCGTCCACCAGCAGAGACGGCAGGCCCGACGTCGAACCGATCCACCCCTTGAATGCCATCCTGGCTCCTCTCAGTCGTTGCGTGAGACCTCGACGGCGACCCGCTCAGCCTCGACGCGCATCCGGCCGACCAGTTCGCCGTCGACGTCGCGCACCTCCAGCACGCTCGGCGTGTTGCCGCCCTTGCCCAGGAGGTCGTCGATCTTCGACCACTGGCCGCCCGTGAAAACCGGCTCGGGCCGACCAGTTGCGTTGAGGACCGTCGTCAGGCCAGGCTGAAGCAGGCCACCACTGTCGAACTTGTAGAGGCCGGTCGACGGGGACCCGTAGATCGAGGTTTCCCGCACAGGGATCCCGAAAGTCGGGGACTCAACCATCCGCCCATTACCGGATGCGATGGCGATGTGGTGGGCGGGATACCCCCAGAACAGCAGGGTTCCGGGAGTATTCAGTGACCCGCCGGGCGTGGAACCAGCCTGGTAGCCGGCGGCCGTCAGGCGGGGGATCTTGCTCCCCATCTGGTGGGCCGCCCAGTAGACCAGGCCCGAGCAGTCGACGCCGGGCGGGATCGACGATCCACCCCACACGTAGGTCGCGCCAATCGCCATGCGCGCGGCGTTCACGATGTCGGTAGCGGACCCGGTCACGGGCATCGAGGACGCGTGGCCCTTCAGCCACTCCCCGAAGCCGTCAACCCACTTCCCAGGCAGGGCGCCCGCCACGTCCTTGAAGAGCCCAGCCCCCGGCAGACCAGCCAAGGCTGTCTTCATCGGGATGCGCAGCAGGTTCTCTACCGCACCCATCGGGTCGGAGACGATCGAGGAGACCGCGTCCGCTGCGCTCGAGACCCACTTACTTGCCGTCTGGAGCCCAGCCCCGACGGTGCCCTTGATCTTGTCCCAGATACCGCCGTCGGCGAAGGCCGCGAACTTCGCGCCCGTGTCCCCGCCGGGGATGTGCGCCCCACTGCTCCCCTTGGCTGCCGCGTTCATGCGGTGCACCGCGGCGGGGCCGCCGACCGCCTTCACCCACTCCGGCCGCATGATCGCCTCACCGCCGGACAGAGCCAGCGCCCCACCACCGTCGGGGCTGTAGAAGTGGTAGATGTCCTTCCCTGGGCTGTAGCCTGGCAGGACACCACCGGAGGCGTACCCGGGGATCCCGGAGACCGACGGGAGCCTCAGCGACAGCCCCAGTTTCTCCGCAATAGCGTCAGCGGTCTTCTTGATACCGTTCATGTAGACGGTGTTGATCACAAAATTGATCGGCTTGGCGGCGACCGACTTGACGCCGTCCCACACGGTCTGAATACCGGACTTCATGTTCTCGAAAGCCCGCTTGATATTCGTGGTGACCGTGTCGAAGATCGGCTTCACCGTACCCTGGAACCAAGACACGACCGTGTTGATCGTCGACTTGATCCCGTTCCATACGGCGCTCAGGCCATTCCATAGGAGGTCAGCGCCAGCCTTGATGCCATTCCATACCGCGGAAATGACGGGCTGCACGTAGGTCTGGAACCACGAGACGACCGTGAGGACCGACGACTTGATGCCGTTCCAGATCGCCGTGATCCCGGTCCAGAGATACTGGGCACCGACCTGGATCCCGGTCCACACTGCGGAAATGACCGGCAGCACATAGGCGGTGAAGAAATCCGCGACAAGCTGGACGGCCGCCTTGATCCCATTCCAGACAATGACGATACCAGCCCAGAGATACTGCGCCCCAGCCTGAATAGCAGACCAGACAGCGGAAATCACTGGGGCCACGTAGGCGTTGAACCAGTCCACCACCACAAGGACAGCGGCCTGAATACCGGCCCACACGGCCTGAATACCGATCCAAAGGTACTGTGCCCCGGCCATGACCCACGACCAGACAGTGGACAGTGTCGGGGCGACGTAGGCCATGAACCAGTCCACGACCGCCTGGACCGCGACCTGGATCAGCGTCCAGACGACGACGAATGGGATCGACATGAGCCAGACCCCGACCTTGATCGCTGTCCATACGGCCTCGAGTACCGGGACGACAAAGCCGGTGAACCAGCCCACGACCGCCTGGACCGCCGCCTGAATTCCGTACCAGACGCCGGACACAATCCATACGAGGCCACTCCAGATGCTCCCCAGAACGCCCACAGAGGCCGTGATAGCCGGGACAACATAGGAGGTGAAGAACCCACTGACGGCGCTCCACACCGCATTCCAGGCGGTACTGAGCGCACTCAGGGTCGCATTCCAGTAGGGGGCAATCCAGTCGAGGAACGACTGGAATGCGGCCGTGATACTCGCCCACGCCTGCTTACCCATCTCCGTCTGGGTGAAGAACCACACCAGGCCCGCTACGAGGGCAGCAATAGCGGTCACGATCAGGAAGATCGGGTTCGCATTCATGACCACGTTGAAAGCCGCCTGCGCAGCCTTCGCGGCATCCACTGCAACCTTCATGGACTGGAGGCCAGTCACCCACGCTACGATGCTCCCAGCGGCCTGGATTGCCGCCATTGTCTTCGTGACGGCGTTTAGCGCCGTGAACGCAACAACGACGGTCCCAACCGTGACGGCCAGGGTAGAGAGCATCCCCTTGTGCTCGACACCCCAGGCCGTCACGCTGAGCAGCGCCTCACCGACCTTGACGACGGCGGCGCGCAGGCCCTCAAGGAAGCCAGTGATCGGGGAATTCGGGTCGAGCCCGAACAAGGGCTTGTCCGTCTCCCCGGTGAAGATGATCTCCGCGAGACCCTGCACCGACGGGATCAGCGTGTCATTGATCCACGTGCCCGCGTCGATAGCAGCATCACGGACACTGAAGAGGAAGGCAACCAGGCCGCTGTCCGCGGAGAGGCCAAAGAGATTGCCATCATATTTCCCCGTGAACAGGAGGGTCCCGATACTCTGAATGGCCGGCGCGAGGGTACCAGTAATCCAGGCCCCGGCGGCCCGTGCGGACTCCCCGATCTTGAAGAGGAAGTCAACGATCCCGGAGTCCTCTTCGAGTCCGAAGACCTTGGAGGAGCCGTCGAACTGGCCCTTGGAGAGAATGTCCCAGACGCCTTTAAGGCCGGGAATGAGGTTGTTGTTGATCCATCCGAAAGCCGCTTCTGCTCCGGTGGCGACATTCCCCATGAAGTCGGTCAGTGCGGGCTTGATCTGGTCGACGATACCCATCGCCCCAGACACGAGGGCGGCCTCTAGGTTGCCCCAGGCGCCCTCAATCGTCTGGGTTGACGTCGCCGCTTCCTTGGCGACGTCCGTCATTCCCAGGTCCATCACCGCGGCATTGAATTCCTCGGCGGTGATCTCGCCCTTCTCCATCGCCTCACGGAAATTCCCCGTGTAGGCTCCGGCCTCAAGGAGGGCCTGCTGGAGTTTCCCGGACGCGCCGGGGATGGCGTCGGCGAGCTGGTTCCAGTTCTCGGTGGTGAGTTTTCCCTGACCGGCGGTCTGGGTGAGCACCATGCCGACGCTCTTGAATGTTTCGGCGTTTCCGCCGGCGACGGCGTTCAGGTTGCCGGCAGCCTCGGCGAGTTTGTCGTAGCCCTGGACGTTGTTGGACGCGAGTTGGGCGGTGATCGACTGAATATCGCTCAGGCCGTAGACGGTCTTGTCCGCGTATTCCTTCGTGGACTTGGTGAGCCGGTCGACGTCGGCCGCGGACTTGCCCGCGAACCCGAGGGTGTTCTTGAATTTGTTGGTCGCGTCACTGGCGTCGATGGCTTGCTTCGCGATGTCCGAGAAGCCCGCAGCGAGGCCAACAGTGCCGGCGACGGCGAGCGCCCCGGCGGCGATCTTCCCGACCTTACGGAACGCCCCGCCCAGACCGGAGACGATGCTGCGCTCAGCCGGCCGAGTGTCAACGTCCCCCAGGGCCTCCTTGAGCTGCTGGGAGATCGCCTTGGTGGAGAGGGCCACCTGGATCCAGGCTGTGCCGATGGTGTGTCCCGTGGGCTTGCTGCCAGCCATTCAGGCCCTCCTCTATATGCTGGGAGGCCCCACAGCGGCGTGCTGCAGGGCCTCCCCTCGTGTGGTTATGTGCTGGCCTGGGCGGCCAGTTCTGGGTGCCTGGCGAGCCAGCGGCGCGCCTTGGCGTCCTGCCTCTCCTGAGCCTCCCTGGCCTTCGCCTGCCAGCCCGGTTCGGGCGGCTGCGGCGGCTTCGGCAGGTCACTCTGCTTGGCTCCGACGGCGGAGGCGATGTAGCAGCAGATCTGCCAGGCAGCCATCCTGACAGCGGTTACCTCATCGGAGAGGGCGACGTCCCCACCCATAGCCCGGCCCAGGGCTGAGCCGGGCGGGAGGCCACGGATGAGGACCAGCAGCCGCCTAGGCGTCAGCCGGCCACGGTAGAGGTCCAGCAGGTCCACCCCATAGACCCGCAGCAGGTCGGCTTCGATCTCCTCCCCATGCTCCCGCAGGAGCGCGGGGAGGGCCATCAGTTTCCCGCGTTCAGGACCTCGAACACCTTCTGGAGGAAGGCACCCATGGCGTCGGCGCTGACCTTCCCGTCCTTGCGGACGTGGGCCTTCACCTCATCGTAGGCGTCACCCAGGACAGCGCGAGTCACGCGCATCATCGCGGCCGGGGAGGCACTACCGTCCTCCATGGCGGCCAGCGCCTCGATCACCTCCCAGTCGGACTGGAAGGCCGTCGGGTCAACGGCGACGGTCAGGCCGTCGACGGTCACCTCCACGATGCCGCCACCCTTGGCCTCAGCCTCCTGGAAGTCCTTCGGCGTCGCAGCCCCGATCTCGCGGGCGTGCTCGGCCGTCTTGCTCGTCTTCTTGCTAGTCATGTCGGTCCCTTTCGGTGGTTGGCGGTCCCAGATAGTGGTGACCCCACCCCGGCGCAGGGACCGACCATCCGCGCCGGGGCAGGGGGCTAGAGCGGCCCTATCAGGCCGGGATCAGCGACTTCGCGTTGCTGTAGATCACGTAGTCGCCCAGGACCGAGAGCTTGTAGGACCAAGCCGTCAGTTCGCCCACCTTGAAAGCGACCTCGCCGCGCTCACCAAGTTCGAGGCGGGGGAAGACAATCCTCATCCGGGTGCGGTCGTCGCCGGTGGAGGCGGTGTCGAAGACATCGAGCACGCCAGACAGGATGGTGACAGTGCGCTGGGCCTTCGCCGTCAGTTTCGCGACATCTGTCTTCGCGGGGCCGGCACCGATCTGCTCCTGAATCTTCTCCGCCTTAGCGTTCAGGAAGCGGGTCACGATATCCAACTGCGACTCCAGGAGGGCAGCCTCCAGGCCAGTCTCCGAAGAGTCCATGAACGTGCGAACCACGCCATGGCCTTGGTGGCCTTTGATCTTGGTGACAGAGTCGTCCATCGTGAGCTTGATACCGTCGTCCGAGATCCACCCGCAGTCCTTCAGTGCGGTGGGGACGGCGGTGGTGAGGCCCTGGATCTTGGTGGCGAGGGCGGCGTCATAGGGGCCGAGGTAGAGACTGTCGTCGTCCGACCCAAAGCCCAAGACGTTGTCGGCATTCACTGCCATTGGTGTTCTCCTTACGGTTGGTTCCGTGTGGTGATCTGGTAGGTGGCCGTCGCGCGGGCGGCCGTGATAGTCGGGTCGGGCGACTCTGCTGGGGCGTTCCCCGTGACCTTCGTGACCGGCCAGTCGTGACCGGCTACGAGGGCGTTGATCGCTGCATCAACACGAAGGGCCAGGCTCATTGCCTGGCCCGTAGTGGGAGCGAAACTGTCGATGGTGACCTGCCCCGTGGAGAGCACCCGCTGGTGCTGGCCCTGACCGCCCGTGGCGATCACCAGGACCAGAGGCCCCGGCGGGTCACCGTTCGCGTAGGGGACGGTGGACACGACCTGCACATCGGTCAGGGCCGCCTTCAGGGCAGCCATCACCAGGGCCTTCGTGTCCCGAGACGTGCCAACCATCAGCCGCCCCCGATGCTGCCCAGCACCCTCTCCAGGGTGTGGTGCTTGATCTGCTCCATGCCCGCCTCCCTCGTTCCGGCGTGGACGTAGGCCCTAGCGCGCTTCCCCTTGTTGGAGGAGTGCACCTTGAAGCCGTCCCCCGCGCGGGCACGCAGTTCCTCGGCGGCCTCGGTGACGACGCCCTGGGCCTCATCTGAGGACACGAGAGCCTGGATGCCCTTGCGGTCGAGCTTGAATCTCACGACGCCCATCAGGCACCCCCCGTCTGTCTTGGGTCGGTGGCGGCGTGGAGCGTGACCACGGATCCTTTGGGCCAGCGAGCCGGGGCGCCCTCGACGCGGTACGTGATGCCAGCGACGCGCAGGAGGTCCGAGGACCTGATGTCCGGGTGCTTGCCGCGCCAGTACAGGGTGGGCTGGCTGACGACCGGCAGAGAGCCCGCTGAGACCGGCTCGCTCGTGCCGCCAGGGTTGAACAGGGCGGGTGGCAGGGACGTCTCCACGACCGGCCCGGGGACAGCCTCACCGTACTGGTCGCGCCCACCGTCACCCGCCCTGAGTCTCGTCACGGCGACCAGCCCGGCGGCGATCACGGGGCCACCGCCGGAGCCAGCAGGTCCACCTCGAACGCGGCCGACCTGCGGCCGCCCAGCTGCTTCAGTTCAGCCGCCCTGAGGAACAGGTCGCCCTCCGGGTTGCTGTAGGCGTACTGGTCGGTGAAAGGCCCCGTCGTGTGCATCTCACTGGCCAGGAGGCCCCTGGGCTCGGGGAGCCCATCAGCAGCCCCCTGCTCGGCCTGGAGTGCACGCTTCACGACCGCGCAGGCGATGCGCTTCAGCGTCCCCAGGGAAGCGTGCTGCCACCTCGGGGCGGACGACTTGATGAGGTCCGTCGCATCCTCCAGCAGCACCGCAGCCCGCCTATGCTCCTGCTCGGACAGGCCACGCCAACGCGCCTCCAGGTCCTCGACGGTGGCGAAGGTGTCAGCCATTCTTGCCCCGCTTCGGGGACTCCTCCTCAGGCGGGGTGGCGTCCTCGGGGGCCTCAGGCTCCGTGGCATCCTCGGGGGCCTCAGGGCTGGTCTCGGCATGCTCGCCACCAATATCGGCGGCGTCAATCCCCCACTCCTCCAGGAGCGGCGTCAGAGCGGTGAGCGTCTCCTCGTCGACGTCGGCCACCCCATCCACGAACTCGACGTGCGGGGTAGTCACCAACAGGCTCGGGTGCTTATGGCAAGTGATCCTCATGATTCCCTCTCTCTCAGGGCCAGCAGGGGCACCCCGCAGTGCGCGGGGTGCCCCCATGCCGCGTCAGCCAGCAGCCACCGTCAGGACGCCGTGAGCCTTCTCGTTGCCGAAGCGCAGGCCGATCTCCCCGTAGATCTGCACGTCATCTGACGCGCCGGTCTTCGCCAGCGGCTCCGCGAAGAAATGCCCCTTGCCGGGCACCTCCAGGAACACCGGAGCCAACTGCTCCAGAGAAGCCACAATCAGCTTCGTAGCCGGCACGTAGCGGCTGAGCATGATGTTCATCGTCCCGAAGTCGGTCTCCAGGGTCTTCAGGTTGACGCCACCGACGTTGCGGGTGCCCTCCTGGTACTTCGCATCCTTGATGAAGACGCGAGTGAGGGCGCGCTTGATCTTCGAGTTGACGATGATCGTCCGCGTCTCACCCTCCTGGAGACCCCCGTTCGCCCACACCTTCTCGATGAGGTCGAGGACGTCAGCCTCAGTGAGTTCACCAGCCTTGTGGGTGGTGGTAGCGACGTTGGTCTTGATTGCCTCGATCAGGCCCTTGGTCTTGCGGGCGGTCTGGTTGTCCGTCGGGTTGGCGAACGTCCCAGTGATGAAGCCCTTCTCGACATCGCGGGCGATCTGCTTCATGGCGGTGTCGATCTGCCAGGCCAGTTCGTCGGCGGGCAGGACAGTGTCACCGATGGTGACGGTCTTCGCACCAGTCGCCGGGGTGACCTGCTTGGTTGCGCCCTGCTTGGTGTAGGAGACGCTGACCTTCTCCTGGTGAATCTCGACGACGTTGTAGTCGGCGAAGCGCTGGCGGCCCTCGGCGGCAGGGGCGGTAGCGCCCTCAGTGCGCTGGCGGCCGTCGTCTGCGTCCCGCAGGTCGTAGCCGGACCAGGAGAAGATGGTGCTGCCAGCGGAGACGCCGCCGGTCAGGCCACCGATCGAGGACAGCAGCGGCGTGTCCTCAGGGCTGGCGGCGAAGAGTTCGCCCGTGTAGTTCGGGCAGTTGTAGGTGGTTGCCATGCCAGTGATGCCGGCCATGGTCATTCCTTTCGTTCGTGATGGCTCTTATCGGGAGCCGAGCTTCAGGGCCTTCAGGGAGGCCGTGAGTGTCCGGTCCCCGGCCGCTTCGGCTGCGGCGATCTGCTCATCGAGGGATGCGGCCCCCGCTCCGGGCGGGTTACCGTGGTGGCGGACGACCGGCTGGGTGGGGGCCTCGGCGGGCTTGGCCTGCTCGGTGGCCCATGCCTTGACCTGCTCGGCCCATGCGGCGGGGTCGTCGCCGGGGCCTGCGAGGATGTCGACGGGGACGCCGGTCTTGGCGGCGACCTCGGCGCGCTCCTTCTCGGCCCTCATCGCGGCCAGGTCGGCCTGGAGAGCGGCGAGCGTGTCGGCCTGCTTCTGGGCCTCGGTCTTGCCTGCGTCCTCAGCGGCCTTGATCTGGGCTGCGAGGTCAGCGGCGCGCTTCTCGGCCTCTCGGCGTGCGGCACGCTCGGCGGCCAGGGCCTTCTTGCCGGCGTCTCCGAGCGCGTCGGCGGCGTCGCCCGTCGCGGGCGCCTCCCCCGTGGTCTCGGCGGGCTCGGTCGGCTCCGTGGCCTCAGCGGCCTTGGCGGTCTTGTCCATTGGGTTCTCCCTCGGTGATAGGTGCCATCGCGGCACGACAAAGCCCCCACCATCGCGGCAGGGGCTCATAGGTATGGTGGGTCACTCGGCGGGCTTGATCCCGTCAGTGAAAGACTCAGGGGCGATGCGGCGCATCTCGGCAGCGATCGCCTTGTCGTCGACGGTGGCACCGGACGCCTTCACGGCCGTCCTGGCCTTGTCGTAGGCGGCGCGCAGGCCCTTCGGGTCATAGCCGTCGATGCGGGGCACCTGGCCCTTCCACAGCGGCGTCGGGACGCACGAGCAGTGATCGTGGTAGGCGTGCCCCTTGCCGGCCGTCGCAGCACTGGCGTAGACGAACCCCCGGCTGGCGAGCATGCTGCACCAGGCGCAGCAGCCGCCAGGGCCGGGCACGCGCGCCCACCTCGGCTTGGCCGGGTCCATGGCGACGTTGCGGTGCACCGTGTCTTTCCCCTGCTGCCCGACGAAGCGGGCCAGCACGTTCCCCAGGGTGGTCTGCGCCCCGGCCGGGTCCGTGCCCCACAGGCCGCCGACAGCCCACCGGGTCGCCTGCGCCACCTGCTCATCCGACGGACCGTCAGCCAGGATGGCTGAGTAGGGGCCGCCGACGGCGTCAGCACGCAGCCGCTCATACCACTCCGCAGCACTGGACGCGGCCAGGTCCCCATACTGGGCGGCGATGGCCGGCATCACCGCCAGGAGAGCGTCACGCGCAGCCTCAGGAGACGACAGGTCCAGGCGGGCGAACGCCGACGACAGGGCCGCCAGCGCCATCCGGGTAGCCTCATCCAGGCCACGGGACAGACGCTCCAGGTCAGCCCGCGTCGCCACCAGTGGTCACCCCAGTAGGCTCAGCGGGCTCCTGCGGCGCGGGTGCGGCCGGGGTGGGCGTGGACGCCAGCAGACGATCCAGCACCCCACCAGCCTGCGCCCGCTTGATCTGCGACCGAATCCTGACGATCTGCTCAGCCGAGTAGCCCAGTTCCTCCAGGGCCACGTCAGTCTGAGCGAGCTCCGGGATCGCGCTGATCTGCTTGACCACCGCGTCGCTCTGGCTGACGACACTCGGCATGGCCGGGTTACGCCAGCGGGTGGCGAGGTTGCGCACCTCGTCGTCCATCTCCGTCACCGGGATGCCGTCGCGGAGGCAGATCGCATCCTGGACGATCCTGTTCAGGCCGTAGCCGATCGACCGGGTAGTGTTCTGCGCCTCGATGACCAGGTCCTCCTTAGCGGCGTAGATCGCCTCAGCCGAGGAAGGGTTGTCCTGGACGATCCCCAGGGCGGAGATCGGCAGCGACGTCGCCGAAGCGAACTCCGCCGCCAACGCGCGCTTCATCGCCAGGAACGGCTCCATCGACTGCTGCGGGATCACCTGCAGGTCGGGCTTGTCCCCGTCCTCGTCCTTCGGCAGTGACTTGAGGCGCCCCATGTACCAGGACCAGAGCGGAACCTTGTCGCCCTGGGCGTTCTGGAACATGGTCTCGTCAGCGCCCAGCAGCAGCAGCGCAGGGGCCGCGTACAGGTCCGATGAGACCTCCGTGCGGAAGCCGGCACGGACGACGCGGTCCGTGATGGACATGACCTCGCGGCTGATACGCGACCGCCCAAACGGGCGACCCAGGGCCGGCCGGTACGGCAGCGGCTCCATCGGTACACGCCCCAGGGAGTGATCCATGCGGGCGACAGCGACCCAACCCCGGTCACCTAGGGCCAGGCGAGTCACATGCTCGGCCGTCAGCAGCAGCACGGCGGTCGGCTTGCCGTTGTCGTCAGCGGAGTCAACCAGCAGGCCAGCCTCCAGGCCCCTACGGCGCACGTCCCACAGGCCCGTCGCCCACAAGGCGTCAGCACCCGTCACAACCACGTCCGGGTCACCCGCAACCGGATCACCCGGCAAGGCGACGACGAACGAGCAGCAGTAGGTCAGGGTCGCGTCCACAAGCTCGGGCACGAGCAGGTCGAAGCGGTTCGCGTGCAGCAGCGACATGGCCCCCAGGGGGTCCTCCTCGCCCGACGGCGACGTGACCCCATCCCACATGCAGCGGGACGCCAGGGAGGTGACGGCCTTGTCAGGCCAGCCACAGACGATATCCAACTGGTCCCGCATGTAGGGGGGCACCGAGGCGCCCAGGAACGCCACGTTCACCTGCATGTCCCGGTACTGGCGGCGCAGCGCATTCCGTGAGCGCTTGGCCTGCCACTGCTTGATGAGCCGCACCATGAGGGCGGCGTCATCCTCGGCGAGCCCGCGGACGTCGGTCGGGACCGGGGAGTAGTAGGCCATCAGGTCCATCACATCACCACCCCCACGCGGGCGCCGGAGAGTTCTCGCGGCCGTCTCTTGGTTGTCTTCGTGGCCCAATGGGCCAGTGTCAGTGCGTCCATGCCCGCCGACGTCATCCCCTCCGGGGCGGTCCAGCCGAAACCACCAGCCGCGCCGATCTTCCGGCGACTGATGACGGCGGCCTCAGCCTCCAGCTCGGCGTCGTCCGGGTGCGACAGGGTGCGGTCTCGGATCGCGGCGTCCATCATCGCGTGAGCGCTGATGACCTGGTCCGTCGTCGGCGTCCAGATGACTTTCGGGCTGAACCCTGCGGCACGGAGCCGGTCGACAAGGTCGCCGGCCCCGCTCTTGCCGTCGACGACGATCTGCGCCCACCGGTCCCGGTGCTCTAGCAGGTAGTCGATGATCCAGTGGACGCCCTCACCCATGTTCCGCACCCCCTGCGAGGTGCACAACTGGCCGTAGACCGCCTCGCTCTTACGCTCGGGCTTCCGGCCGGCACGGGCCAGCGCCACCGTGGAGCCGTCCACGCTGAACCTCACGGCGGCGCACCAGCGCAGCCCAGACGGCGGCTCATCCACCGTCAAAGCGTTCCACGCTTCACGACCAATCGCCTGACTGGCGACCTCCGGGTCCCAGATCCCCAGACCCTCACGCCTGAACGACTCAGGACCCATCTGGCTCTTCATTCTCAGCATCGCGGACTCAGGTGTCCGGTGCGGGAAGCTCGGGTTCGCCTTCCGCCACTGGCGGCGGTCCTCCGGGTCCGCGTCCTCGTCAGCGCCCATCTCGATATACAGGCCATTGACCAGTTCGCCCTTGAGCGCCTGCTTCCTGAACGACGTGAACGCCTCGGAAGGATCGATCGGCCTCGGTGGTGTCCCTAGGCGAATGATGAGCGGGTTCGGCGACGTGTTGACTGCTGGCACCATATCCTCTAGTGCCCGCTGGCCGAGAATCTGCGCCTCATCGAAGATGATGCTGTCAACTCCGGCGAAGCCGCGACCGAAGCCGCCCTCGCGGGCACCGAACAGGATGCGAGATCCGTTCATGAAGCGCACTTCCTGCTGGCCGTTCGCCTGCCTCGGGCGCCCATCGATATACGGGGCGATCTCCGGCCTCTGCGAGAGACCCAGCATCGCCCTGAACGTCTCATCCGCCGTCCTCGTGCGGTGCGCCGTCCAGAGGACGAAGAATCCATCATGCAGCGTGCACAGGGCGAAGATCATCGACCCGATCGTGTACGTCTTGCCCACCTGACGCGGGAAGCAAATCTGCACGCCGTCGATGCCGGCCGCGTACATGCCATCCTTGCGTTTCGCCAGGATCGCGCGCCCCAGCCCATCCTGCCAACGGTCGAAGCCCAGGCCGAAGCGCTTCGCACGGTCACGGACCGCCGGCCAGCCCGTGGACGTGATGCCCTCAGGCAGGATCAGGTGCTTCGCGATGTCGGACAGGCGGGGCTCAGATGTCGCCGAGCCCATCCTCATCCTCCGTCGCCTCCGTCGCCGTCTGCCGCTCACGCTCCTCGCGAGCCAGGTCAATCTCCCGGATCTCCCTGTCAACCTCAATGAGGCGACGCGTCAGGGCAGCCAGGTCACGCGGGGGCGTCTCAGAGGTGCCCACCGCATCCGCAAGACGACGACGGATCGCGGCCAGCACATCCCTACGGTCCCCATGCTCCGTCGCATCCAGGACGCTCGCGGGTGCCGTAGGGGCCATGGGGGCTGTCTCGCCGTCCTTCACGGCGTGGAGTTTCCTCGCGGCACTCATGAGCACCCCCTTGGGAAAAAACAGTGGGGAGAGATGCCGCTATACCCACGGGGGGGCGAGAATGGGGGACGGGAGGGTATTGCCCCCCTGTCCCTCGTTTCTGGTGGCTACTCTACCAGGTTTCTGTGTCGGTTGTCTGTTGAATTCGGGCCACTGTGTGACGTTTGCGTTTCGGTGGCCGTGGTTTTCTGCCGTTTCCTTTGCGTTGGTTGCATTTGCGGCAGATGATTTGAATATTCTCTAATGAGTCGTTTCCACCTCGACTGTGAGGCACGATGTGGTCGGCCTCAGGGCTACTAGGCAGTAGGCCAGCGTCCCAGGTGAGGCGGACGTGGCAGAGTGGACAGTGCTCTAGTCCTGCCGCGCGCGCTGAGCGCTTAGCTGTGGCTGCGTTGTGGAGCCAGCGTGTTGTGCCGGTGCGTGAGGTGGTCATCGGTCCTCCTCGCGCGTGTGCGCACGCGGGCCGCGTCGTGCTGCTGTGCACGTGCGGCCCGCGTCGCTTCTCCCCATTCCCTTCTCCCCAGAAGGGTAGGCAACAGCGGAGCCCAGCAGTCTCGTGGACGGCTGGGCTCTGACACTTTGCCTATGTTCGTATGATGCGCGTTTCAGTGTGGGCGTGCAAGTGGTGGTGCACGCTGGCGTGTTGCGGTTTGGTCACGGGGTGGGGCGTGTCTGTTGTGGGGTACCCCTATTGCTGTCACCCCTCCCCCGCCTATCGATACCCCTGCCCCCTGCTTGATGGGGGTGCCCCTGCTGTGAGAGGGGGTGGGTGTCCATGATGGGTGCCCCCTTGCTGTAGCCCCGCCCCCTTTACTGTGGCCTACCCCACTGTTTGCGTGCACCCCCCGGGTTTGACCTCATTGGGTATGTAGACATACACTTAAGCCATCGGGAACGCCCGATACCCCAACTACACAGAGAGGAGGAACCGTGATCGACCGGATCATCTCGGTAGCGAGCCTCATCGGAACGATGGTCTCGATCTGGCTCGCCATCCCGCGTCGCGGCCACGGCCGCCACCGCAAGGATGACTGAGTAAGCGGCGGGGGTTGAAAGCAATCGCAGTGCCTTCAATCCCCGCCCATCCGGCAAGGATACCGCTCCCCCTCCCAGGAAGGAACACCACATGACCACCACCGACCGCCGTCGCCGCCTCGCCTTCATGGCCGCCGTCGCAAGCGCCAACCTCGCCCTCGGCGGCATCCTCGCCAGCCTCGACGCTGACGCCTTCAGCTGGGGCGTGTGGGGCGCGAGCCTCACCCTCGCTCTGGCCGGCGTCGTCGTCATCACCCGACAGAACCACTGACCATCCCCCATCGCCCGCCCCGTTCTGGGGCGGGCGCCCCTGGAAAGGAACTCCCCCATGGCCCGCTACAACTGGAACCCCGCCACCGCCTCCGACTACCCGGGCGCTGTCCTGGTCGCTACCGCCGACGACGGCGCGGTGATCCGCCTCCACCTGGACGCCTTCGACGACGAAGTGCAGGCCGCCTTCGTGATCGAGACCGAGCCCGGCCGGTTCATCACCACCGAGGACACGGAGTGTTGGCCTGCGGTGGAGCGCTACCTGCCCCGCTCGGAGTGGCCCGAGGAGATGCAGGTCGGCCAGCACGGGCCGACGGAGCGTCACCCTGACCCGGCCGTGACGGAGGCGGTCGCCGCCTACCGCCGGATGATCCTGGACGCCCTGGACGACTGACCACCCAATGCCCACCCCAGAAAGGAAACCCAAAATGAGCACCATTCCTGAGCGTGTCGCCATTGCACTGTCAGAAGAGATCGGAGTCCCAGTTGAGAGCATCACTGTCACCCGCAACGGCGCGTGGTGGGATGCCGAGTGCGGCGGCGTCAGTGTCGCCGCTCGCCGCAGGGGTGCGATCATCGAGGCCATCACTGAGTACGGTCCGAACGTCCTCCGATTCCCGGACAGCACCCAGGTCGAGGCCCTGCGGGCCAGTATCGCCGAGGCCCGCCGCCTGGCGCGGTCCTGCGACCGTCAGATTGCCGCACGGCGCACGGCGCGCGCCTGAACGTAACCCACATGCCCGGCCCTCATCGCGGGGGCTGGGCCTGACCTGGAAGGAGAAGCGATGAGTGTCGAGGCGACGACGGAGCGGCTGAGCTTGTTGGAGTTGGATCGTCTGCGTTGTGAGGTTGAGGTGGCGCAGAAGGTTCTGACTGAGGTTGAGGGTCGGCGTCGTGCTGCGGCGGTGGCTGCGGTGCGTGGCGGCGCGGCGAAGACGGCGGTGGCTGCGGCTGCTGGGGTGACTCGGCAGACGTTGGATAAGTGGCTGGGAGACTGGACGCGCAAGCGCTAGGAGAACACGGGAGGCGCCCCACCTGGATGGTGGGGCGCCTTCGTCATGTTCGGCGGTCCTGGTCTGGGTCAAGGTAGGGCAGGCGTAGGACAATCGCGAGAGTCCCCCATATGGCCTTCCTGAGGGCATAGTCGAGTGTTTCTAGCGCCTCTTCTAGGTTGCCTTTCACCTCTTCCTCAGGCTCGACGTCGCTCATTTCATGTCTCCGATGGCGTCTCGGGCTTCGGTGAGCATGTCGATCACCTGGCCTATGGCCTCGGTGGCGTCGGCGGTTGGTAGGCCGGCTGCGAGGCCTCCGATGGCGGCGGCGTGTCCCATCATGGCGGCGGCGAGGCTTCCCTTCATGGATGCCTTGACGGCTTCCTCGGCGACGGCGGTGATCGCCGTCTGGATCATCTCTGGCGTCATGCGGCCTTGTCCTTTCTGCGTGCTGCGGCGGCGAGGAGGTCGCCGACGTGGTATCTGCCTTCGTGGTCGGTGAGGTGGCCTCGGTGTTTCCAGAGTCGGATGGTGCCGGGCCTCGTGGGGTAGCCCGCCTGGGTGAGGAGGCGGGCGCCTTCGTCGGGGGTGACGAGCCAGTCGGCGGCTGCCTCCAGGTGGCTCGCGAGGAGCGGTTGGAGTTCCCACTGGGTGTCGCAGGCCGGGCACCTGGCCCACGAGGATCCCGCCGTGGCGTAGATGGGCTGGTCGCAGACGCCCCGATCCCCCAGGTCGGTGAGGCACCTGCCGTAGAACCGCGCGTCCTCGGGGACGTCCACGAGCGCCGTGATGGCCCGGATGGCGGCCAGGACCTCGGGGATGAGGGTCGCTAGCTCGGGGCGGCCGGGGTGCGCGGACGCGCCCCTGAGCGCCCATGAGACCTCTGTCCACGTCTGCGGCGTGCCGATCCCGAGCAGGTCATGCGCCGCCCACTTCCCCCACTTCAGTAGCGTGCGCTCGTGGGCGCTCGCGGCCTGGATGATTCCGAGCCGCACCGGGGGCCGACTGCACGGGGTGACGCTGGCCCCGCCGCCCTGGCCGCGCCTCAGCCCAGCCTTGGCAACGTCGAGGGCGCCCATGAGCGCCGAGATACCCTGGGTGGCCCCTGCGAGCCGCCGGCAGGCCGTCACGCTCACGTACCGGTCACCACGCAGCGGCTCCCCCGTCACCGGGCACGAGCGGGTCTCAGTCACCGTCCTGGTCCTTCCTGGCGCCTTCAAGTGCGTCGACGCGCCCCCGGAGCCTGCGGATCTCTGCGTAGGCGAACGCGAGTGCGACATATAGGAAGAACACCTGGAGCCAATCAAGCCAGTTCACTTGTCCTCCTCCTCGATGGTCTGGGCGGCCCAGGCGAGGGCGTAGGCACCGGCGTCGATGAGGTTATGACGCGGCGAGAAGTTGTCGCACAGGGCGGTAGTCACGTCCCCTACGAGGGCGGAGAGGACGATGAAGCTTCCTGGGTCGGAAAGCACCTTGGTCCTCTCTCGTGCGGCCTCCAGGGAGTCGCGGCGCGGGTTCTCCAGGTCGGCCCAGTCGACGCAGATGCGGGCGACCATGGCGAGCGGGGCGGCCTTGCGGGTTGCGCTCTGGACGCTGGCGAGGGCGTCTAAGAGGAGCGAGAGGCACTCCGCCGGCAGGGTCTCAGCGTCGACCATGGGGGTGTCCGCGACGTCCTTGACCCTGGTGGCGGCCTGGTCGAGGGCGCTGGGCTTGTCGGCGGGCAGGTGGGAGACGACCTGCTGGATGGCGGCGAACTGCATGAGTGGCAACTCAACGCCAAGGAACACATCCCGTAGGTGCTTGAGCGTGGCGGTGGGGACGGGGGTCACCTCCTCCCAGGCGTCGATGCTGTCGCCGTCGTAGTTATTCACGCAGAGACGGTTCGCGATGGCGAAGTTCCCATTTTCTGTTCTTGCGGCTATCTTATTGGTGATAGGTTTCCCGCTCATCTCGCCACGGATGATTCGGATTAGGGGCTTGTCGGGCCAGTCGGTCATTTCAATTCTCCTGGGGGTTACCGGGTTCGGATTGTGAAGTTTTCTGTGTCTGCTTCGTGGCCGCATTTTCGGCAGCGTATGACGGCGAGTTGCCCCCATTGGACTCGGGTGACGTGATGCGGCCGGTCACTGTTCCCAACCGCGCGGAATTCGACTGTCACTTCCGGTTCTAGGTAGTGGTCACCGCACCGGATTCGATGCTGGTCGGGGTCGTATACCGCCATGTCAGCCTCCGATGATTGCGCGCCAGGTGGCGACGATGATCCAGATGATGACGCTGATGACGGCGAAGCAGGCGGTGAGGGCGAGGGTGAGGCCGACGGCGTACCCGAGACGCTGACTGAACGTGGGGGTGGGTTTCATGGGTTCTCCTAGGGTTGAGCGGGATTAGGGTAGGTGGGGTGGTGGCTGGCCCCGGCCCAACAATCGGGGCCAGCCACCAGGTCATTAGAAGGGGGGTTCGCCGGGCCGGGCGCCCCCGGTGCCCCACGGGTCCTGGGCGGCGTTGGGGACGTTCCCCGAACCGAACGCCGCAGGCTGCGCGGGCTGACCGTGCTTGGCGGGCTTCGGGTGCAGCCCCCACGCGTCGACGTTCAGGTTCAGGGCCGCGGCCGGCTGGCCGTCGTTCCCGGCCCAGGCTCGCACGCTCGGGCGACCGGTGAGGGTGAGGAGCTGGCCTTTCTGGACGTGCTCACAGAACGTCTCCGCCTGGTCTCCCCACACGCTGGCCCGCACCCATATGGTGTCTCCGGCGTCGACCCACTGCCCTGTCTGCTGGTCGTATCGGCGGGGCGTGTAGGGGACGCTGACGTTTGCGACGGGTTTCCCGGATTGGGTGAATCGCATTTCGGGGTCGGCGGCCGCGTACCCGGTGACCGTCATTTCAAGTTGGGGCCTTGCAGCCATTGCTTTTCCTTTCTGGGGAGTGGTCATATTGTCGCGTTTCCGACCTAGATTGTCTAATCGGGACACGCCGGGGCGAGATATTCCGCGATCAAATCCGCATCGAAATCAATCAGACGAATCGGAATGATTTCGTCATCGCCGGACACAAACCTCTCCCACGGGGTCATTTCAGGTCCCCTGACTGCGTGTAGGCGGTGAGGGTGATCTCTGAGAGCCAGTCGGATCGGAGTGAGTCGACGGACAAGACGTCTGCGACACGGTGAGTGACGTAAGGCAACGGCCGGCGGAGGTGCCGGCCCGGGAACTGGGCGTCCAGGCGGGCCGCCTCCTCCAACCACCACGACGGGGTGCGCCTGGTGCCCACACAGGCCGTCACCAGGAGGCCGTGAGCGTGGCGGCCGAGGTCACGCCAGCAGGTACGGGCCATCTTCGGAGACACGTCCATGGCCTGGCCCACGCGCCCGAGCAGGAAGAGCAAGTGCCGCCGATTCTCAGGGAAGTCCAACACCGGCCGCGGGGCGGGTACGTCCCCTGGGCCGAGGGTTGCAGAGGTCACGACTCCTCCTTGGGGGTGTACGCCGGAACATGGACGATGGTGTAGGGGGCATACTGTTGGGGCAGTTCGGGCCTTTTCCCAGCAACGACATCCTTCATCAGTCGCCACCATCCACCCTCCTTGGCCACCCAGGAGCGCCCCAGAATATCCACGGCGATAACATCGTCCGAAGCACCACGGGAGGCGCCCCTGCCGTCGTTGATCCCCGCAGAAGCCTTGATCTGGTCGATCTCCTCCTCCAGGTCGGCGATGTGCGCGAGGAGGGCGCGGATGTCTTTCGGCACGTCGTACCCAACCCCGTCGTTGATAAAGTGCTGTAGCCGCCAGACGGTAGCTTCGATGTCTTCCTTGTTCATTAGTTTTCTCCGTCCTGGTAGCGGGTGAGCCAGGCGAGGGCGAGTGCCCCGACCTGGGTGACCTCCGAGATGAGGTCTACGTTGTGGCCCGTGTCCTGGGCGTTGTCGTAGGTGAGGGCGGCGGCGACCTCACCCACCTCCTCGGCCAGGGCGTAGAAGCGCGACTCGTCCGTGTGACCGTCCGCGTCCAGGGTCATGCCCGGATGCTTGGCGGCGGCCCGCTCCCACTCGGCGACGAACAAGGCAGCCGGATCCTCGACGCCAAGGGACCGGAGCATCGCATCCGCCTGGGCTGCAATAGCCATGAGGCGGGTAGCGAGGCGTCCCTCGGCGATCGGGCGCCGGGGGCTCCCAGGGGCGAGGTCTTCGAGGATGTCGATCGCCCGGGCGACCGTGCCGAGGTCCTCGTGCCAGTAGCCGATAGCCTTCAGGAGTGGGCACGACAGGTCACCGCTTTGCTCGACGACCCAACCGGCCAGGTCAGCGATCTTCTTTGGGGTGGTCATGATGGTTCCTTCCGGTAGGTGTAGGTGGTGAGAATGAGGGTGATGAGGAGGACGGTCATGCCGACTCCCGCGGGTGGTTGGGGCAGACGAACTGGTCTTCGTCGTCGTCGATGTTCCAGTCGCGCCGCTCAATAGCGACCGCCGCGAGGCCCAGGAGCGAGACCGCGCAGACGAAGGAGAGACCGAGAGCGGCCAGCAACTTCACCCACATAGCGACCGCCAGTGCACGCACCAGCAATGCGAGAACCATGAACACGCCGATCACGCACACGACGACGAAGGTCCATAGGCACAGCCGCAGGAAGCCACGGACGCCCATCTCACTGGCCCTCGTCCTGGAAGAGGTCGGCCGGGTCGGGGTACTGCTGGGGCTGCTCGACGGCCGGTGTCAGGCGGCGACCACCGCCGTCCACGCCTAGGTCGCGCATGAGCCCGTCCACCGTGAACCCCTGAATCGGGAGATGCTGCCCCTGAGCCGCCTTCACCTTCAAGGACCGCAGCCCCGTCAGGTACGTCTCCCCGGGCGCCCGCATCTCCACGGTCCCCGTCACCTCGAACGGGAGGGACTTCTCCGCGCGCACCTTCCACGTCTTGTCCGTCGTCGGCCGGCCGTTCGCCATCACCGTCACCTGCTCCAGGCGGGCGGTCACGAGCACGGGGCCGGGGTGCGAGTTGAGGGCGGTCACGAGCTTGCGCCACTGGCGTTTCGCCGTGTTCCACTGGTCGATGGTCATGGAGGTCTTGCCGCGGCGGATGGTGACGGCTTCCTGCTCTCCGATGAGCATGTCCCAGATGTTGGTGATGGAGTCGACGACGATGCAGTTCGGCTTCCCGGCCCGGGTGGGTTCGGCGCTGGCGTCTCGGATGGCTTGGAGGATGGATGCCATGGTGCCGTCGTGCTCGACGATCTCGTAGCGTGCGCCCGGCAGGCTGCCGTACATGTCGGCGTCGGATTCGCCGACCTCGATCCAGAACGTGCGGCCGATGAGGTCGCTCGCGGAGAACGCCGCGGCGGCGTAGGACTTGCCGGACTTCTCAGCCCCGGCGAGGAGGAGGAACGGCCAGGACACCTGCCCGGTCGGCTTGCGTGTTTTGAGAGCCATGGTCAGTCCTTGTCTGAGTCGAGGTAGTAAGCGGGGGCAGAGATTTGGTGGACTTCGGCGGGAATACCAGGCCAGTCCCCCGATTCGAGGCAGTCCCGGTACAGGCGCAGCGCCTTCTCCACCTTCACCTTCCCGAGGTCGTCGAAGCTCCAATCCATCTCGCAGACGGACACGAGGTATGGGGGGCGCTTGGAGACGACGACGTGGAGGAAGCGGGCGTCCTCGCTGGTGAGGTCACGCCAGATGTGCCGGTACCAGGCTCGCTGTACGTCGTACCCGTAGCGGGCGGCCGTCCTCGTGAAGGCGACGGGCTGGGCGTCGTCCGTGGTTTTCAGGTCCACCAGGACGTGCGCGCCATTCCCGCCGGCGGGGGGCATGATCCAGTCCAGGCGGCCACGCATCCACACGCCGGTGTCGGGGTCCTCGCTGACGACGCTGACCTCGGGGTCTCCGTCGGCGAAGATGCGACGGCACAGGGGGTGCTCGGTGACGGCGGCGGCACAGTCGTGGATGGCGTCGTAGACGTCCTCCTTCAGGGGGATTCCGCCGTCGGCGCGAACGTCAGCGGCCCATTCTCGGGCCGCCTTCGTCCCCGTCGACCCGGACGCGGACAGCACGTCCTCCGGGTAGCACTCCAGGTGCGCGCCCACACCGAGCACGAGCGAGTGGACGGCGCTACCGAAGTCGAACTCCGGGCGGGGCGCTCGCGGACTGTTCCTGTAGTGGTGGAGGGTCGCGGGAGCGTCCAGGATCATCTTGGCTTCGGTTGATGACAGGGAGCGGTGGGGGGTGGGGTTGGAGTGGTACCACTGCTCGTCGAGGCCGTGGTAGATGCCGGGCTTGTCGATGATGAGGTTCATAGCGGGTAGGTCCTTACGCGGCTGGGCATGGGTGCAGGCTCGATGCAGGGGTGACCCTGCGCGGCGAGTTCGGCGACGGTGGGGTTTCCGCCGCGCCGCTGGGGCTTGGCGCGCACGCAGTCACCCTTGCGGCGGTCGGCGCGCTTAGCGGCGTCACGGCAGGCCGTGCAGACCCCCTTCCCGGCGAAGATGACGGTGCCCGGGTAGTCCTCGACCTTCATCCGCGATGACCTCATGCGGCGACCGCATTCCTCGCAGTAGTGGGGTTTCGACCAGTCACGCATGATGCTCACTGGAGGTACCTCCCGTCCTTGACCATCTCGGCGCTGGTGAGGACGTCGCTGATAGCGCCGTCGAGGGCGGCGAGGGGGCCGTTGACGGCGATCTCTGCGAGGTCCCGGAGTGCCAGGTCTTCGACGGCCACAAGGTTGACCCACTTGCGGATCTGGTCGCCGCGGGACTGCTTGACGAGCCGGGACGTGACGCCCCGGTAGTGGCCCTCGGGGGTGCGGAGGAGCACCTGCCCGACGATGGGCTTCGCGGTCTGGTCGCCGGGCTTGCCGGTGGCGTGACGCTCCCCGTCGATGACGAGGATCATGGGGGCGGTGGGCCATGGCGCGGGAGGCTCGGGGGCGGCTTCCAGGAGGATCACGCGGGGGTTGTAGGCGATGGCCTCTGCCGTGTCCTCAGTGGCCCGCTCCGTGTGCCAGACACCGTGAGGGTCCTCGTAGGCGACGACGTCGCCAGGCTTTGGCTGGTAGTGGTCGCTCACCGGTCGCCCCTCTCAGTGTTGATGCGGAGGAGGCAGTGCTCTCGGCGGATGAGGCCGGCGTGGAGGGAGCCAACGTGCTCCCACCCGTCGCGCTGGAGCTTGCGGACCTTGCGGCGGCCGATCGGCCCCCAGGTGGCGAGCCATCGCACGTCATAGAGGCGGAGGCGACGCATCTTCTGGGCGTCCTCCCGACTGTAGGTGATCGGGTCAATGCTGGGGTACATGGGGGGTTCCTTCCGGGGAGGTGGGTGGGGTTAGATGCCGTCGACGAGTGTGTCGGAGTCGACGTAGAGGAGGTTGGCGAGCGAGTCGAGGAGACGTGCCCGGTTGGTGGCGTGCCGGCCGAGCGCACCCCAGGGGGTGTTGGCGTCGATTCGGCCGGCCCCTCGCCGCTGCCGGTCCCGCTCGTCGAGGGCTGCGGTCTCACTGTCCTGGTAGTCAGCGGCGGCGCACAGGAACTCAGCGGCGGCAGTGACGTCGACGCCGTCGCCGCCCACGTGGTCGAGGCGGGTCATCGGCCTACCACCCATGCGAGGTAGACGGCGGACTTGGCTGTGAGGTAGGAGGACGGCATGGTGGTGTCCTCGCTGGGGGTAGCCCAGACTCCACCGTCCTCGTCATCGATGCGAGTCCAGGCTCGGCCGTACTCGTCGCGGACGACGGTGCCGTTTGGGAGGGCTCGAAGGTCGTCGGTGTACAGGCGGGCGAAGACTCCATCTGAGGCGGTGACGGCACGGAGGATGGACTGGAGTTGGGTGATCCGCTCGGCGTCGACCTCCTTCTGGCAGAGGTCGGCGTGGATGCCGGCGGCGCTATTGGCGGCCGTCTTCCACTGGTCGCGGTAGAGGTTCACCTGCTCCTTGAGGGTGTCGATGGTGTCGCGCTGTTCGCGGACGGTGGCGGCGAGGGCCTGCTCTGTGGTGGCCTTGCGCTGGTCGGCGGCGAGCATGAGGAGGCTGATGGCTCCGATGGCGTCTCCGCCGCTGCGTTCGAGGAGGGCGCGGGCTTTGCCGTCGTAGGCGGTGGCCGCGTCGTCGCGGACTTGGTTGGTGGTGGCGAAGTCGCTGCGCACCGGTCTGGGGTAGAGGTTTTCGATCCTCATTTTTTACGGTCCTTTGTTCTGGGGATTGGGTGGGTTGGGTTTGGGGTGCCCGTGTTGCCCACGTGGACAACCTTAGGTGCCCAAATGGGCACCGTCAAGGCGGGACGGTGGTCGTTACTCGTTCGTGATGGGTGGTGATCGACGGGGCGATCGCACAACGCGTTAACGCGCGTGAATTCGCTCCATAAACACGCGACCCACATCAGCACACAGTCGACGCACGCTAGGCTGCTCTAGGGGGCTTACGCGTCCGATTTGGGGCACTCCCGCCCCCGCCGTCACCCCCAGGGTGCGACGAACGCGCCAGGGAGGCCAGGACCTCACGAGCCCGAGCCGCCCCATCACCCGACGACTCAGGCGACGGCGCAGCCGTCAACTCAGCCACCGGGCGGGCCGGAGGAAGCGCGCCAGCCCACGGCACACGCCCAGCGCCCAGGGCGTGATCCATCCGGGCCAGCACCTCCGGCAGCGGCGTCGACGGCTCCAACTCGGCCACCTGCACCGCCTGAGCCAGCGAAGCGCGCCCATGCCGATCCGCCTCGACGTCGTCGACGCCGTTGCCAATCGCCCGCAGGAAGCCCCGCAGGTACGCCGACTGCTCGAAGCCGCTGCGGCCCTCCGTTGGCAGGCTGTGGCGCTCGCGCCAGGCCCGGATGCGCTCACCACGGACCGCCTTCGCGGCCCGGTTCACGTGCTGCGGTTTCGCCGCCCCGTAGGTCTCGACGTCGCCGGATGCGACGCGACGCACGGCCTCAGCAAGCACTTCGTCGGTCATGTCCTGGTCCAGGAGCGTCATCCAGGCGCGGATGCGCCGCTTGCCGCCCTCGGCGTCGACGATGCCGGGCAGCATCCCGGCGTCCACGAGGATGCCGATCGCCAGACTCACTCCGGTCGCTGTAGCCATCACAGGCCCTCCTTCGCGAACTGCTCGGCCAGGTCGTAGAACACCTGGCCGCCCTGGGGTTGCCCGCGCTGGGGCCGCTGGGCTTGGAGGCGGAGGGTGTCGAACTTCTGGCGGAGCTTGGGGACGCTGAGGACGTTGGCGCGCCAGAAGTCGTTGCCCTCGGCCCAGTCGATGACGCGGGTGATCTCCTCGACCGACCTGCCGTCGCGGTCGAGCATGAGGCGGGCCTGTGTGCGCCAGGCTGCGGTGACGCGTGGGGCTCGGCCGGTGCGGCGCTGGACGCTCGCGGCCATGGCGTCGCAGACGGCGTCGACGTCGGGTCGGTGCTCGGCGATCGGGGTCGGCTCGGGGGTGTCCTCGTCGTCGTGCGCGCATCCTCTCTCCGACGTAGTCGGAGAGAGTTTAGAAGTACGTAGTACTTCTTCTTTCTCTTTCTCTTTCTCTGTATATCCACTGGTACTACGACTCGTATCCGGGTTCGTAGTACGAGTGGTAGTACGACTCGTATCGCGTTGCTCCCAGCGGCGGCGAACATTGGCGGAATTCCGCGCCCTACGGGCATCCGACTGCTCCTTGGAGTCCTGGTGCTCAAGGAAGTCGCGCAGCACGTAGTCGCCGGCCTCGTTCACCTCCAAAGAGGGCCTATCGGGGTGGTTCGTACGCAACTCCGTAATAGGGTCCGTACTACGACTCGTATCCGGGTTCGTAGTACGAGTCGTATACGAGTCGTATCCCCAACGTCGGTCCGCGTACGCCCGAGGGATCACCCCGTCGGTCTCGCCGCGCCGGCACCAGAGGATCATCTCCACTAGCGCCCGGAACGCCGCGTCCGACAAGACCACGACCTTCGGGGAGTCCGCGAAGTCCACCGTCATCCGCGCCCAGATACGGCGGTCACTGCTGCGAGTCATCGCCGCCCCCACCCGTCGTCCAGAACGCTTCCAGGGCCACCGGGCACAAGGAGTCCTCGTCGTAGTCCAGTTCGACCCGCGAGTCCTCATGGGCGCGCACCTGCTCGGCGAACACCAGCAGGTCGGCCCTGGCGATCACCTCACCGTCGAGCGGGATCCTGGCAGTCATCTCAATCATCATTTCCTCCTGGGATTTATTACGGGACTGGTTTGCATGCGCCAGGTGAAGGCCGCCCATGCTTCGTCGTCCCACGCCCGCGCAGGGTCGGCATCGGCCTCGGCGGCCTTCTTGGCCTCGGCGGAGAGGGCTCGCAAGCGCCACTCCCAGCCGTCAGGCGCCCCGTCGTAGAGGAACAGGCCGTAGGGGGTGTAGTAGCAGCCGCCCATGGCCTCGTGCGCCCACTTGCGGAAGTCGTCGGGGTAACAGTCTTCGCTGTAGGAGCCCTTCCATCTCATGACATGCCAGGATGCGGCCTCGCAGGGCTGGCACCTCCGCCACTCCCGGACCGTCCCGTCGTCGAACTCCATCAGCCAGATGTGCTGCTCGCCCCTGGGGATGCGGCGACCGCAGTCATCGCACCGGACACGCCCCCGCGACCGGGGAGACCTCTCGTGAATCACCTCAGTCATGGCGATCAGATCCCATCCACGACTGCGAGGCGTGCGGGTAGGTCGAGCTCGTGGTCCGCGTACCCGTACTCGTTCGCTGGCGTGACCCAATCGCCGTACCCGCGAGTGAACACTGTGTCGTAGGCGTCGAGGATGGCCGCCCCGGCAGGTGTGCCACCGACGTCGGCGACACTGGTGAGGAACTGGCCGGTGAGGTGGTCCTGCGCCTTCGAGATGCGGACCATGACGCCGGCGGGGTGGGTGTCGTCGGCGTAGCGCTTGACGGCGGACCAGCCGACGATCCGGGAGTCATCACGCAGGACACCGGGCCGCTTGTAGGGGGCCAGGGCGTCGCCGACGGCGCGTTGGAGCTTGTCTAAGTCGGGTTTCATCTGTG